GGGAAGCCACTCCAGTGTTGTTAAACGCCGTAATGTTTTGCGAACCGCTAGAAGTGATGCTGACGTTTTGGAATTGACCAGCGGTAATGATAGCGGGGCTAACTTGTACCGATGTTGCGCCAGTTCCGACAGAAGTCGTAGCCATCACAACAAAGTTACGCAGTTTGCCGTAAGACTGACGATTCTGTGGGTTGACTGCAAACACGCCAGGGATAGTGAACACGTCACCAGCATTGAGCGTAGAGGCAGACGATGCAGCCAAAGAAATAGTCGAGAATTGCGACCAACCAGAAGTCAGGAAGCCGGTGCCGGTGGTCACGTTGATTGCAATGGTGTTTGCGCTCCACGAACCAAAGGTTTGGCTAACAACGTTCTGATCCAGTTTCCAGTTGCATCCAGCCGAATCACGACCCATCAAACCTTTGCGATACTGTTCGCCGATTGCTTCTTGGGGCACAAATAGACCCTTGAGGCTGTCAACGATAGTTGCAGAAGTAAACGGCTCAATGATGACCGAACGGCGACCGTCACGGGGAGCGCCTTCGCTGTCCAAGTAAGCGCCAGCGGTCAGATAAGTAATCAGACCAGTGGGAGGCGTACCGGCAGTGCCGACGATGTTCGCGGTGTTCAGATTAGCCATAACCATACCATCGCGGTCAATCTTATTGGCGATTGCAGCAACAGCGGGCTTCAGCACGCGATCCGAGAACATATCCAGCGACAGAGCCAAGTCCTGAGTGGTGAACTGGGTATCAACGTGGAACTGAGTGGACAAGGTAACAGGCACCGATGTCTCGTTGAAATCTTCAACGTTCAAGGCGGGGCCAGTTGTACCGATAAAACGACCAGGTTTACGGACGTTTACGGTGTTACCGATTTTCGCACCAACAACGGCAAATTGGTCGTCATAGTTGCGGTCTACTTCAGAAGTGAAGGTAAGTTCGTTCTCCAAGACCATCAGCGCTTCGTTGGTGATCTTGGAAATAGTTAGCAAATTGTTTGCCATGATTTTTCCTTAAAAATAAAAACTATCGAATTCGACCAGCCTTGCGAGCCGCTTTCCACGCTTGGTAACTTCCGTGAAACTGACCGTCTGAGCCAATTTCCACTTGGTTAGCGTTTCCAGCATTCCGAATCGGGCTGATCGGTGGTGGTGCTTTACTCTTACCGACAGGATTACTCTGCTTAGTCTCAGGTTGCTTCTCAAACTTCGCTTCCAACTTTCCAATCTCGCGTAGCGCAGCAAATGGCGACATTGAGGCTATCTTCTTTGCAAGATCGTCCTCTTTGGCTAAGTGATAAAGGATTTGTGGGCCTACGTCACTCTCCAAAATGGCATCACGAATGGGGTCGCTTACCGCAACACCACTTGAGGCCACCATGTCATCAAAATCGGGAATATCGGCCTTCGCTGTTGCAACCTTCTGCGCCCAGGTAGAAATTACTTTCTGCCGCGCTTCGTCTGCCCTGCGCTCCACATCTTCACGATCTCGCCTAACCAATGCCTGCTCAGCCGACCAATCTGCCAATGCCTCTGCATATTCAAAAGCATCCGTAAATTGACTCGGTTGAGGCTTTTCGTCAGCCGCTTTAACCTGTTGGGGTTGCTGCTGCTGCTTTATAGCCGCTAACTCAGTCTCCAGCCTTTGCCTTACTTCACGTTCCTGCGCCGCTTCTTGGCGGGCCTGTTCGCGCTGCTTGGTTATCTCTGAAAACCGCTTTTCGAGTTTCGGATTTTGTTTCCGTTCCTCTGTCGATTTCGCTTCCTTTTCTGCTCCTGATTCACTCCGGTCATCGTTATCTGTCGGCTCTGAAGGAGAATCCTCAACTTCAGCCTCGGCAGAACTTTGACCGGCTAAATTCATTTTGGTAGCATAAAAATCCGCTGCATTCTCGCTAGTCAATACTTGACCGGCTTCTTTTTCACTTGACATGAGTTTCCTCAAGATTTTTGCCCAGTTGAAACCCAACTGGTAAGGTTGTGTGGTTTATACCACAAATCTATATTGCTCTTTCTATTGTTTCCAAGGAAGCGGCGCGGGACGATGCCCTATCCAAATTTGCCAACAACATGGCAACTTCGGCCTTCATGCGCTCAATTTCCTTTTGAGTTTCAGTCTTAATTACAGTTTCGTGGGCCGATGCTTCCATCTTCATTTGCATTTCTTGGAGGCGCTCGGCGTTTGTCAATTCAAGACCGTGGGCGCGGTTTGTCTCTTTAATCAATGTGCGCTTGGTTTCGGCATCTTGCCTGACTTGCTCAATGTCCTGACGCTGCTTGATGACCATTTGCATTTGCTGCATTTGCTCTTGCATTTGCTGCATTTGGGCCTGATTTGCCTTGAGTTGCATCTGAACTTGGGGCGGTACGGGCGATTTATCGTCAATCTGCGACATGGGATTAGACGCTGCAAGCCGGTCGGCAATAACGTCTGCGCCAGGGAAATCCATGTTTCGGAACACCAAATCGCCGGCAACTTTGAACAATTCGGGGTTGCCGTTTACCAATGGCATCATGGCATCGACTGCGGCTTGGCGCTTGGAATTGAAGCCTGGCCCCGTATCCATCACCACATCGTACTGTCCGACAGTCATGTCGTGCATGACCTTGTACACGCCTTGATCGTCTTGGCTCGGCTGGTTAATATTGACCAAATCAGGCTTTCCGTCTGCCCCGATGATCCGCATTACCCGCTGGGAGTCGTAAATATGGGGGATCAGGTCAAGAATAATCTTGCCGGTTTGGGCAATTGACTTTGTAAGGTTGTCGTAAAAGTCAAAGTTTGTTAGGTCAACCTGTTGTTGTTGACCATTTAGCGCCTTGCCTGAAATATTGCCTGGCATCTGCTGTGATGGGTCATAAATGCCCATCAAAGTGGCAATATCGGTGTTTATCCCTGCCGCTGCTGCCATGACACCGGCAGGCGGTGGCTCGGGCTGGAGGCGTTGGGGAGGCGGTGCAGATTGTCCATCAATGTCGGTTTGCTTGTAGCGCAGCAGGGGGAATGACTTAACGTTAGCCGCCGCCCATTCGCTTTCGTGGCCCTCATCTTGGCCCTCTGCCATGATCCACTTAGCCTTGGGAGCCAGCGCAACCGATTCCGTAATAGTGGTCTGCCAAAAGTTGTACATCCGTTGGGCATCCTTGGCGTGACGAATCATGCCGAACTTGTGGCGCTTGTCACCAATGACAACGTGCCGCCCGTAAACGGGAACCACGGGGATATAAGTGCCAGGCCAATCGCGTTCTTCTATGACCTCGACTGCGGTAAGTTTTTTCCACTTAATTGTCCGCTTAAAGGATTTGCGCTCACCAATGATCTGAATGCCTGCTGCCTCAAGACGGGCGCGGAAATCCTTACCTTCAGCGAATTTGGACGTTCCATCGCTCAATTGGTACAGGGTTGCCGATTCCCGTTTAACGTAGAAATACTCGGCAATGCGTATATCTTCCTTGGTAATCCATTCGGATTGACTGTCACCCGTGCCCCGTTGGGTGAAGGACGTTCCATCATCATTGTCGGGGTATAACTTGCGGAACTTGGCCTTGCTCATCATTGTGGTGATAAGGCAGCGCTCTGCGTCTGAACCATCTACACGCTCGGAATTGGGGTCAAAGTAAACGGTAAAAGGATTAGGAATAGCGTCAATGTAGATTTCCTGATCGAACGAATCCTCTTTGACGTAATCGGTGGTGATGCGCCAATAACCCCAGCCCATACGCACGGCATGGTCAAAACCTGTATCGTAGGCGTTGTCGGCGTTGGAATTGACCTCAATATGGCGGCACATTCCTTCAATTACGTCTGCGGTTTTAACGTCCGCTTCGTTGTTGGTGGCGTGAACCTTGATCCGAGGGCGTTGTTGGCGCTGCTGATTGGTGACTTGGCGGCAGTATCCGTCCAACTTGTTGATCGTCAGGACAGGGCGCGATTCAAGGTTGCGGGAGTTTTGCAGTTCAACGGGCCATTGGTCACCATTGACGAACTTTAAATCCTCCAAACCTTCTTGGCGATTCATCGTGTCTGCATCGTTGCAGAGTTTGAGGAAGTCAATCGCTTCGTCAATAATTGGGT